ACCCATACCGTTATTATAGAAATCATAACCTATACGACTTGCGGCCCGAATCATTTCTCCAGCAACAGTATCACACTTGCCCATCCTCGGCATTGCCGCAACCAATTCTTCGTAAGCAGCTTGGTATTTTCCATTGCCATTCCAATATGTGTTTTCCATATCTCTACCTTTTCACCAAATTACAAAATAATTATATCAAATCAAACCGACTTTGTCAACAACTAATTTTCGACCCTATCGTGAAAAGCCACAATACTAGTTGCCCTGCCACGGATATTGCCGATGATTTGCTCGACCTTTTTACCAAATCGAGCATCAGAGGTGCCTATATAGGTTCCACCAAACATGGTCCACCTTTTTGACTCTTGTAAGTCTAAGGGTACAATCTTCACTGTCCCAGGCAGATTACCCATAACCATCAAAACAGCAGGAAGCTCATCGGTCGCTTCGAAGGGGCCTTCACAGTTGACTATACAGACACGATTGTGTTTCGCAGAAATGCCACCGTTCGAACAATCGTCCATGTCGCTCCGAAAAATATTAGCAATCAAACCCATTACACAGCCCTCTTAAAGTATCGTCCACGACCAGAATAACCAACCTTTTGAACTGCCTGAAGGGGTGAGGTCTTTCGACTCTCAGCAAGATATTCTTCGACAGTGTAATTGTCGACCAGGCAGTTCACCCAAGATTTCCAAGGCTTTCCACCATATTTGAATCGAGCAATGAAATCAGGTCTCGGCTTACCAATCCAAGAAGGATGACAATTAGGGTTGTGATCTTCCATATTCACGGATTGGGTATGACGGCCTCGATACATGAGGTACATTCCGTCCCAAGTAAACTGGTCTTTTTCAAATTTGGTCATATCAATATTTCCGTTTAATTTCATATTTCAAAGACATTATAAGGGGCTATGCTGACAAAGTCAACACTTTTTTTAGAATATTTTGGAATATCGATATAACTTTTAGATCTAAAAGGCGACTTTCCAGCTCACCCCTATCGAGTCGTTATGATACACGGCTGCAGCACGACCTGCTGTACCTATTGCCAGTGTGAGATTGAAATGGTTTGGTTCGTTCTTACCTATGAGGTAGTATGCACCGGCAGCCACGATACCATTGATAAGGATTGATTTATCTCGGTGGGCCTGGCCGTAGATAGGATTTTTTTCTCTGTATCCGTTTCTGAGGCCTACTCGTGTTTGCCGGTGGTCGATGTAGGCAACGGTGTGGTATGCAAGAAAGAGCGATTGTTCTTTCTTTGTCCATTCGCTGAAGTGTCTGAATTCAGCAGATGCATGTGAAGAAAAAAGTAGTAGATTAATTACCGCCCAATGGATTATCCAATGCTTTCTGTAGCGTTTCTCTGAGGTCTTCATCTAACTTCTCCATTTTACCATCGATACGATCCTCTGTTTCTCGCATCGTGTCACGGACATCCTTTTCCGATTCCCTACTTAAGTCAGACAGTTCTCTCATTCTTTGGTCTATATCATCCTGTACAGTCTTGACTCTATTACTGGCATTTTCAGCAACTCGTTCTACACGAATGATATCGTCTCGTAGACTATTTTTGATATCTCGGGTATAATCGATTGCGTCATTCAATTTGGTTTCGATTGCCACATTACGAGCCTCGACGGCTTCGATATCCATCACTTCTAACTTTTCACTCATTTCTTGAAAAGCTTTGTACGTTTCAAATCCACCATATAGTGCAGCAAGAATAGAACTCAATACTGCGAAAGCCCCAGCTATTGTAGTCGGGGTCATGGTAATGCCAAACAATTTCATTTTAGTGTTCTTCAGATTTTCAACTTCATCTTCGAAGTTTTCTGTCATTTCACCTAAGTCTTTTGCCATTGTTGTGCTTCCTTTGCAGCCTTAAGGCTGGTTGTTCTTATAATAATATTCCCTCGTTCATTGTAAACTGTATATAATCTCTCACCCAGTGAGTTGATTTCCATTTTCATTTTCATGCGCTTGTTATTATGGCAATCATGCCAACGATAATAACTGTACAGACCACTAGCGCTCCGAATACCAGAGCCACGTCAGTCCAAAATCGTCTTGACTCTGCTTTTCGTTTTGCTAGCTCGAGGCGTTGCTGGCGTATCTTTCTACGCTCTCGCATCATATCCTCATAGAAATTTATCTGACCAGTGTAGATCAGAAATTCGCGCAACTCTTTTTCAAGAGCCACCATCTTGTGTCTGGCAGCTGTAACCTCTAAGGCCTGTGCCTCGACACTCTTGCCCGAAAATAACTTTTGTGTTAATGACGGGTTGTTGTTCGCAATTGCTGCTTCTGCTAATTCTTCCTTCGCATCAAAAAATTTCGAAAATCCTTGGTAGAGATCGTTAATCTCCTGTCCCTTCTCAATACCATTCTTTATCATGTTGTATGCAGATCCAGCCATGCTTAATGCGGCTGCAATCTCAACCATGATTTTATTATTCCTTTGTTAGTTTTCCTCGAACTTCAATGCCCTCAAATTTTGAATCTCGGCTTGAAGTCTCATAACTTCCAATCTCTTTTTCTCCAACTCTAATTGATATAGAACATTACAATTGAGCCTTTCTTTTGGTGCACCTAGAGGAATAGTGATTCTTCCATATACACCCACATCCCGTATAAATTGATCATTGTTATAACGAAAAGAAGGATCCTGCTGTGTCAAATTGAACATAGGATCATTCTGATTCATAATTCCCACAACACCAAATTCTACGTTAGTAGAGGAACCGATTGCCATCGAACATTCCAAATCACCTGCTCGAATCCTATCAGTTTGGAAGTTAGGTGATGTCTGTGGAATGGCCATATTAATCGAACTCGATTGACCATAAGCAGCACCAGCCCAAAAACCTATAACGAAATATACTGTAATGAATAATATAAATTTTGTGCGCGTCATTTTATCTTAGAACATATTTTAGATTTCACCATTGTCAGAGAGCTTCCTGCTCCTAACAATTTCGATTCAGAACAAATATACACCGCTCGGTTCTTATCCTTTTCGCGGATATATATGTTCACATTTTTCCTTGCCAAATATTTTAGTTTGATAACATCGCTTTCAGTGGCAAAGGGTATCGAGTTCCATTCACTGTCATATACACCCAAACCGAAATATTCAACGTCTTTCCTAGCATTAAATAGTTTCATCTCAGCAACCAGAACACCTGATACGAAAGATGGTTTCAATTTCGGATATGTCGGAGTAAACTCGTGGGCCATCACAGGCCCACAAATCCAAACCAACAATGTAATAACAAAGAACTTCTTCATCTTTTATTTATATATCAGATAGCGATACACTCAGCAGTAACGATTGTTCGATACGTTCCAGCTGGAAAAGCCTTGTCATATCCGTAGTCAGCTTCTGATTCTACCTGAAACCAAGTGCTTCCTGCAATAGAAAGATCAACTTCAGTTACGTTATCGAATGTGATCTTATCAGTGTCATACGCAGACATGCCCGCATCAGATACTTCTGCAACCGAGGTACTACCAGTCCAGGTAACAACATCACTCAATGTAGGGCTTTCGGAAAACGAAATGGGATGAGTAATTCTTGCTTTGTAGTAGTCAGCAATGATTACATCATATCGAACGATTGGTTTAACACCACCATTTGTACCATCTGTAGTCAACAGGTTGGGTGTGGGGTTTCCGTAGATACCAACTGTATCAGTCACAACAAGACATTTTGATTCTACCGTACCAGTAATGTTGACGTCCTCTGCAATTGCAACAGTTGAAAAAGCGGCCAGAATAGCAATGCCGATTTGTTTGAACATACAGTTCTCCTTATTTTTATTTTTCTGTTTTATTCTCATACTGTAAATTCACTAATTCCTCATGAAGTAATTCTTGCGCAAATTGAGCTCTTCTACCAGAAGTATTATCTGGCAAATCCGAATCTTTTAATTCTACAGTCTCGACGTACTCACCTCCGGGTATCGTTTCATAATAACTCGTTGGCATGAAATCAAGCATTGTTAGCTGTGAATGAAGTAGATTTGAGGCTGCAGCAATATCAGTATTATTGCCGGTGCCCAAAATCTTTTCTAAATTTTCTTTAATCTCTTCTTTTGCCTCGACCCTTCGACGATCTCTGTCTTCCTGATCTTCATCTTTCATTACAGCCTTTCTATCGATCTCGTCCTGCACGTAGTCTTCATCAAGCGCATTGTAAGGATCTGGTTCTTCAATCGCAACAAAGGGCTGTTTATAGCCTGGACAGTCGGGGCTGGTCTGTGGGTCAAAACATGGATCATATTGGTAGGTGTAAAGGACTGAGGGGTCTGTAACCGAACCTTTACCCTCTACTTCAATCGAACCATCACCCCAGCGATCAATTGGGATACCACCCACAGATACAACTTTTCGAATAGAGTTAGATGGTAATCCAGACCAATCATCTGCCTCGCGGAAAATATATTGTCCTTCATTTTGTGCATCTTCGTTTTGGACGTAGACCACCATATCATCTTCGGTGTTCTTTACGGTGGTATACTGATAGATTACATTACCTACAGTCAGTCCAGCTTGCTGAGGTAGAACATTCGTCATCACCCAATTCAAACCAGGATTGGCAGCGTTTTGAGTGATGCCGTAGACAGTTTGAGTTGATTGTGCCCTAGTGCTCTCAGAGTAAGACAAGCAGAAGAAGCAAACCAGCAACCCCACCAGCGGCCATGAGTGTCTTTTGATCAACGTCCAGTTCCTCCTTTTTACCCTTTTCGCCCTCAGCAAGAGGTTCGTCTTGAGCATTTACCTTCCAAGCTGCTTTTGCCTCTTGGCCGATTAAACCATCATATGGGCAGGGAGTTCCTGCATTCATCATCGCATCAAAGACTCTCTTGTCTTGACACATCAAAGAAACGGCAGCGACCTTCATTCCCATATCATAAAGAGTCTTAGCGTTCTTTAATCTTTCACAGTTCTCATCAGTAAATTGTGTTCCCGTAGATACACCAAGAATCTGTGTTTGTATTGCCCCAGCAACTCCAAATGTACAGAGGTCGGAATTCGATGTGTTGATCGTTGGGGATATTGCACTAGCAGGAGGTGATTTTAGAGTAGTAGTTGTATTACCATTCGTTGTCACTGTACTGGTGGTCGTCGCCTCTGATCTGATCACATCATCTATCGGATCTGGTGTTTCTTCTTGTGCATATGGACTAGAAGAAAAGCCTAGGAGCAAAATAACAAAAAGCAAAATATTAGTTTTCATATTATACCTTAATCAATATACAAATCTCAAGGCTATTTATAACAGAGCATATCCACCCATGAATAAACCCTCGTTTGCCCTCGTTAGTCAATGAAAATATGTCAACTATTTGACACACCTATCATTATTCATACTAAAAAGGGGCCCTAAAGGCCCCAGAATGTAAATTTTTTGACGGTTAATATCTGCGATGTAAATATGCGTCAATTGATTGTGCATTAGCAATACCACCTGGGATATCACCAAAGGCCGTATATTTTACCATTCGCTTAGTCTTTTTGTTGTACATGGGAATTCTAGGCTTTCTTCCTTTCAGGCAAAGACGATAACGAATAGGATCACCAGAGGAGTCAACAGCACCAGACTCTTTCAGCGTCTTGTTTAGATTACGAACAACCCGACGAATCTTTTCAATTTCAATCATATCGTCGACACTTTCAACGTCGAATGTGCCAACATAAGCATCGGTTCTTTTAAAAAATTTCATAATCTACTCCTATGGTGTGTGTGAGGTAGAGAGGTTGCTTAAGCAACCTCTGCCATTTCTACAGCCGTGTTCAATGCATCCAATTTACGTTTTGCGTTTGCACCGAACCATGCAGATGCAGTACGGTTGTCAGCGTTTCGACCCAGTTCGTGATCGGTCAGATAGGTAACTGCATTGTATGCATTCCACCAAGTGCCTGGTCGGAACTCTGCTCCTGGTTGAGTATCGACGATCTCAAGTGCACGTTCAGCAGTACGACTGAGTGTTTTGTTTTCCTTAGTAGATTCACCAAAGACCTTTGCAAGGAACTTCTGGAACGAATCGTTGGTGTAGCGCTTGGAACCAAGGAATTCAGCTGCCTGTTTGAACTGTTCAACACGAGTGTGTGAAATACCCAGAAGCGTCTTGACCTTCTCAGCATCAAATTCTGTACGGTGAGAGAGTCGGACAGCAGGCATCCCTTTCTCGGTGAGAGCCATAGTCAGAGTATTATTACAAACGACTCGGGTCATGACAAATTTGACGTCGATGCTCTTACCGTATTGATGCGGATTTGAGAACAAGAGATAACCCTTGACCTCATCACCACCGAATAGCTCGAATCCATCTTTTACATCGGCTGCAGCCCAAACAAGTCGACCGTCCTGTAGGGATCCAGCAGTATCCATTACCATATCACCATTAGAGACGAATTCAGAAAAGAACTCAAACGCCTCTTCGTTCTGGCAAGGATTCCAACCTTCGCCAACCATGGTCAAGATTTTGCCATCGGTGCTTCGTACCAGAGCCTGTTGTCCGGTCTTCTGGTTGTCGCCACGATAGCGAATAAAGGTGTCTACCTTTTCGACTTCCCAGTCAAGACCAGCAGCGACCATCATTTCTCGTGGAGTCATGTCATCATTCACAGGTACACCCATTCCGTGCCAGGGTACACCAGAAGAAAGACGATAGGCCATTTGAGCCTCACCATTAACGATTTCAAGATTATGTGCCATAACTAAATTTCCTCTTAATTTAAAGTTTCTTCAATTTTTGCGATTTGCTTGCGCAGTTCAGAAATGCGAGCCTCTACCTTTGCATTATCTTCGGGGGACAACTCTCCACGAATCTCGCAGAGGCAAATAAGGTCATTGTAGAGGCCGTCCAGGTTTTCCATATTAATTACCCCACTTCTTATTTCGAAACATGAATTGACGTTCACGTTCAAGCTGATCATATCGTCGAATACCGATTTGTTCAAGCTTGTTAAGTTGGTCTTCGTCCAAGCCATACTTGGCCTTGTTTTTCATAATATCTTGAACAACCTTCAAGAGCTGTTTGTCGTTCTTGCACTCTTGAAGGTCTTGAGCCAAGGTATAGAAGTCGGTCATCTTAAGCCTCCAAAACATAGGGTTTGCCAAACTGTCCGACGTTGATGTCGATGTAGTGGCTTCGGTGGAAATAGTCAGTCATGATATCGTCATTGCAGAAGAAATCAGGACCTTCAAGGGCATCCTTTAGTTCAGTTAAGAAAGAGACAACCTTAGGATCATCATAGTTTTCTTCGATCCAGTAGGGGTTGACTTGAACATAGTCACGGGGACCATATTCACTGACAGGAAGGGCACCCAAAATATCAAGGGGTCCGCTCTTTACGTTACAGACCAGACTCATATGATTCTTGACAGCAACGGTCCCTTTCATTCCGTATTTTTTCAGGACGGCCTTGATGCCAGGGGCCAACTTCTTTTTCATTTCTTGACTAACGTATGCCATATCAAATTTCCTTCTCAATCATCAAATTACAGAGTAATTATATCAAATGAAAACAACTTTGTCAACACTTTTTTTCAATTTATTTGAAACTTTTTTCAAATTCTTCGTCGAGGGCGTCAAGCAGATCCATCTTTAACTCAGCAAGGGTTGCAAACACCTTCATTTCAAAGGCATTTGGGTTGACGGTCAAAACCGAATTCATGCAGCTCTCAGCAATGCGGATTGCATCCATCTTCTCTTTAGCTTTTTCGATTACCATTATATTCTCCATCTAAGAGTTTTTCGAGGTTTTCAATTACCTCGTTCAGTTCATTACGAAGCTCAACAGTCTTTTGCAACCGACAAAACATTTGACTCCTAGTCGGTAAATCAGTACCAGATTGAAGGGTGATAGTCTGAATAGCTTTGTTACGAAAGTCGTACAGCTTGACACCCGTGGTATCAATTCGATCCTGAAGCCAATCGTACATTGACATTTATACTCTCTCCAAAGTTGCAGTAGCGTTAAGGGTTTTGATTTCAAGGTCTTCAGCAAAGATCTTGTAGACTTCGATACCTTCTTGGCAGGCTTCATTCTTATTTGAAGCCTCGATTCCTTTAAAGGTAAACGAACCACAACCATCTTCCCAAACTTTAACTGTATATTTTCTCATTAGGCTACTACCTCCACTCGTCCATCATAATCCCAAATGGCTGTTTCATAGGGGACATACATTTCTCTACCGATTCGATTCTTGTCAAGCTTATCAGAACCAGACACAGAATCTGTCACGCAAACGGTGTAACCGTCACAGACGTAGGCCTTACGGCCCGGTTCAATCTCAACGTAGACAGGTCCTTTACGAATGACCCGACCCACAAGATAAGCATCGGGACGACCTTCAACAGGCTCGAAATCATAAGCCTTGATGACGTCTCCGATCTCAGCAGTGTTTTCATATTTCAGCATAATTTGGTCTCATTTCTAATTTCTGAGACCATTATAAGGGGCTATGCTTCCAGAGTCAACACCTTTTTCGGGTATTTTTAGATTATTTTGGAATATTCTTAGAACTTTTTGTTATAAGAATCAGTGGATGGTGGGATTGTCCGGTGTGTCGAACAAGCCGTCTAGCATATCGTATACATGATCGCCATAGCCAGATTTGATGATATCAATCACATCTGGATACTCATCATCTGAGTCCACGGGCATCGCTGCTAGATCGTGCCACCTGGGTTGCGGGAAGACATCTTCTATGTAAGCTCTAGCCATATTGGCTGATCTAAAAGAACATGCTCTGGTGATATAGAAAGGGTTATTATTGGCAAATAGGGCATATCGCTTATCTGGATCACTATCGGTCCCTACATCTTCATCGGAATAGGTTCCTAAAAATACGCCTCTATTATAATCAATTATTATGTACCGCGGTTTTGTCTTCATAAAGAGCCCTATATTTTTTTCTTACCTGTACAAAATGTTCAAGGTAATCATAAGTGTTAAACTTAAATACCTGAGGCTCAGAGTCATCTACAGCAATAAGAATGACACCCTGACGGATCGGGATGCCTGTCATCTCATAAAAGGCTGCGGCATAAAAAGAGACCTGAAGAAAATAACCGAGGATTCCATCCTCTTTCTTTACGCGTCTCGATGTTTTAAAGTCAATTACTGAGAGTTCACCTTCGAACTCTGCAATGCAATCAACCTGGCCAGCAGTCTTCAATTTATCACTATAAAGATAAACTTCCTGAAACCATATATTATTTATTTTTTCGTCTAACACGGGCTTCAGCGTATTGAACATGAAGAGATTTGCAGGCTGATGTTTGCCTTTCCAATCTTCTTCATTATTGAGGTAGTCTTCACAAAGCTTGTGTACAGCAGTACCACGACCAGATGCTTGTCGGGAGATTCGATTCGCCTCTTCTTCCCCTACCCTCTTTCTCCATTCTATGATAGCTTGTTTGCTCAGGATACCGAGAACCGTCGTTACTGACGGATAAGCAGATCCATCTGGGGTGAAATATCTTCTACCTTCTTCGGTCGTTTTTCGAGTCAGAGTCGGTAGAACAACGCCATGGTCGTGATGTGTAAACATAATATAACCTTAATTCAATGTGACATTATATCATGTCACTGGGTGGGTGTCAAGAGGCGAGAGCAATACCTGAGGTCACCTCAAGATATTTCTTAGCAATCTCTTCAATCGTATCCGCCTGGCCGATAACTGAATTACGGTTAATTTCTACCTGATCAGCATCAGCACTCATAATCCAAGGGATCATTCCAAAACCTTCTTGCCCGGGAGCCAGACAGACAGGTTTCTTTAAGATGATATTTTGTTCTGGTGTCTTGCCTTCGTATCGGCCGATTACCTCTTCACCAGAATTCAATTTCAAAGTAATTACATCAATCATAGTTCATTCTCCAAATAATACCACGCTACCCATTTATTGAACTCTCTAGCAAAGAGCTCATTTTCAAAGTAAATCGTGTGTTCATAAACATTAGTCCATTCAGTAAGCTTCCATTGCCACTGATTGAGGTTTTCTTTACACCAGTTTTTACAAACCGATTCGAGGTCTGAGTGAATGGGTACTTCTACTGCTGTTTCTCGCATCCATCTCATTTTATAATCCGAAATTTGCTGAGGTGTCATCCCATCAGTACCTTTGCCGCACCAGTAATAATAGCACCATCAGTCTCAACCAGATCGCCAACTCTTGCAGCAGGAAATCCAGCAATGAAGACCTTAGAAGATCCAGCATTTACGGTACCAGTATGAGGTACACAACTACTACCCACCTTAATACCATGTATGGCAGTAACAGATCCCACAATTGCAGCCGCGGAACCTTCAATCAATACGGTAGGTATTACATTTGTGGCGATCGTAGATGTTAAAGAACAACCGTGTGTTGCAGGTGTTCCCGTTGCCACTTGATCTCCAAATCTTGCCGCTGGGGTCATTCTTGCTCTCCAAAAAGGTCTTCTGCGTTTCGAATCATTTCATTATATGTATTCGCAAACAAATAATAGTCTTGCTGTACCTGCGATATCGTTGGGGCATACAAGTCTTCAAATGTTCCATTTGCTTGGGGTGTGTCGTCAATTACATTTTCGAAAATGCCCTTACCAGGTTTGGTAGACCAATAATGTCGCTGTAGAAATGTGACGATATGGTCTTCGACTAGAGTGTTTACACCATCACCAACATTCATTTCAAATATGTAGTACCAATCTTCCGCTGAAGTACGATTCTGTCTTTCGTCATCTGGTGAAACCCATTCTCTCAATACTGCAGTATCGGCGGGATCAGCAGTATTATAAAAAGTGTTTGCGTTATCGTATTCAACATTTGCTGAGGTGGTAGCAGATGCTTCGAATACCGAATTTGCATATGTCTGGAATATGTACTTTTCTTCGGGCCAGATTTTCGTGGCGTTCTTTACAAATCTTACAACACTGTTAGCACCTTGTTGAGCTCCATCGACTGTTACATCCACATAATTTGGTTTGGAAACAATGCTAATATAGTTTACATTTGCTGTTTCAAATGGAGCTTCGATATCTCTGACAACCCACCTTAGTGGTATATCAGAAGTAATCAAACTTGTATTAGGATTATTCATCGTCATTTCAAAGGTATCGCCTATGGCGTAATTTTTTCCACCGTCTAAAAGATTGAGTTTTGCACCAAACCATTCATAATAATTTCCATCATCGTGCTGCGAACCAACAGGAGGGTTTATAGGTGAACCATCACCATATTCGCTATATCGCCATATCCTTACTGATGCTAGCATATCAACACCAGTTACCAGATTATTCTGATCATCCCTTCTGGGCCCATCGACTTGGGTAAATGTAAATGTGGGTGTATTCGGTGCAGCAATCCATGCTGGTGCAGGTGGTTTATTGAAATATCGATTATAATTAGCAATTCCAGTTTCTGGATCAACGTCGTAAGTTGCTGGATTGGGAAATAAATTATCTATTGCTTCTGCTCTTAGAGCTGCAGGGTGGTCATTTTCCAAATACGGCACACCATAAAAATCGGAAGGCTGTTCTTCTGGTGGAACTGGATAGGGATTCAACACCTCTATTCTAGTTATTTTCCCAGTAGGTATATCATAAGAGTTAGCACCACCGACTGTAGTATCAGAGGTGGGAGGTATGAAATAAGGTGCAGTATTCGGTTCCGTGGTAGTGTAACTGATATTGAGGTTTGCGTTACCGTTATAATCTGCGTAAATTACTATCTGCTCTGGGTAGTTATTTGCGTTATATGTATCCCAGAAATTACTGGTAGCAGAATTAAAAAATCCTAGATCAAATGGCTGAGTCCAATTTGCCCACTGCACATTTTCCCATCGAATCTTGTGATTATAGACTGTGATGTTACCGTAAAATCCGGATGCACCCGGGAAGGTATTCGCAACACCATTAACGAAATCTGTATTTGTGAAATCATCCCAATATGCCACAACGTCAGTGGTTACAGTTTCATAACCACCACCTGGAGTTGGACTTAGATCAATTCGAATTGTTTGAGAAGGGTCTAGTGGTTCCCCAGTCAAAACATTAAAAGTAAATGGTTCAACCGGGGTACCACCAGCCGTATTTGCGAGCAGAACTCTCCCATTAAAGGTTAGTTCAAAAATGAAATCCTCGTTACCATAGACAGCAGGAAACTCATTGTGAGATTCGTGTGGGAACGTGTCTCTCTCAATGTACTTATCGTTGCTGGAAGTAAGCTCATATTCTATAATTGCGTTTGCGTTCGCCATGATTTCATTCGTCTATGCTCTATGCTGCCCTAAGATAGGTGCTACAACTCTCCTTTGCTAGTATATATTCCTTAACCAAACCTGATCTTACAATATCTTCAACACCGAAATTGACGATATCGAACGAGTCGATTCTATTCAGTACCTTGATAAACTCAGGCAATCCGGTTATATCGTTTCGGTTTCGTGAACCGGCCAAATCATCCTGAAATGTATCTCCGCAGAAGATGATTTTCGATGATTCACCAACTCGTGTAATGATACTATCAAGCTCGTGATAGGTCATGGATTGGCACTCATCAACGACGATAATAGAATTATCAAACGTCAATCCTCTTACGAAGGATGAGGTCATGAATTCTACCATACGTTTTTGTTTTAGTATTTCCCAAGCATCTCCTCTTTGAAATAGGTCATTTGTAATATCGGCGTAGGGAACTGTGAATACTGCTTCTTTTTGAGCCTTGGAACCAGGCATGAAACCTTGTTCGCGGGTTTGTACAGCTGATCGAATAACTATAAGTTTTTCATATTCTGGTTGAGTAAGAACGTCGGTCAAACCAAGGTACATTGCGCACATGGTTTTTCCTGTTCCTGCTGTACCAATTGCTGCTATGTTTCTGTCATTTCGATAACTGTCAAACATTTCCTCCTGTGTAGTGGTGATTGGCTCAATTTTCCTCATTGAAAATTTATTATTTACAACGTGGTTAAATTCCCTGTCCTGTCTCCGCTTTTCCTTTCTGGACATACGGCGAGCTTGTTTGGCCATGAAACCTCCTTAGAAGTCATTTATTGTACTTTTTACGTTTCTTGATCCCGGGTGGTGGGATTTAATGTTTTTGAGGACATCACGAAAACTATCTGACGGCTTACGAAGCCCCAGACGGACCGGGTCACCGATTCCCGGCGCAGAAGTAATAATGGATTCGAGGTGGGGGTTTTCTTCAAGGAAGGTGAGCTTCTCCGAATAAGACATTATCTTATCGAAGGACTCTAGAGTTTCTTTGTCTCTAAAAGTATAGATTGGCATCATTTCTCCATATATGGATTTATTTATATAAAGTTGTAATAGAGATCCGCCCAATTTTCAACTAGAGGTATGTCGTCTGACACATAATCTTCATTAAAGCCGTGTTTCATTAGGACAGATCTTAGACCTAGATCACGTCCGACTTCGGCATTTGCAATCTTATCTTCAACCCAGAGACAGCCAGAATCTTTGTATTCTTCTAGTGCCTTATCTTTATCTGCACCTGTATCTAGGTAGATATACTTTTCAAATACAGTAGGGCCGAATAATTCACACAGATTCTTAGTTCGAAGGTGTTGAGCATACTCATCATTACTCAGAGAGGTAATTGCATGGAATACATAACCTCGTTCTTCATGCATCTTTTTGACGTATTTGATAGCATCTCTGAGGGGTGGGAGTCTTCGAATTGTGGCTGATTCATTGAACATTCGGATTAGGCGCTTTACATCCTTTCTCTTCATGCTATATGAAACAGCCATATCGTAGACTGAATCGAATTCTTTGTGGTATCCGTGTCGCTTCATCCACTGGTCAAAAGCATATTCCCAGTCTAGCAGAACACCATCGCAGTCAACAAGAATAACCTTGTCGGCAATATTGCTCATAACATCTCCAAAAAATCAATTTAACTCTGTAATTATAATACAGAAATGAGCAGTTGTCAACACTTATTGGTCATTAAATTCTTTAAAATTGAAAACTTTCTCGTCTCTGCGTCTTCGACGTTTCATTTTCTTATCGTGATTCTTACGCTTTTCACGACGGCGATCTTCGTGCTGATCACCCCATTCATTGTCGTATCCTTCACGGAAGTTTTTGAACCGCTTAGCCATTTTATTATCCTATCTTGCTCCTGTAAATATCAGGAAAAGCCTCTACCAGAGTCTTTTCGGTTAACCCTTTAATCGGTTTCTGAGATATAACGTGGTTTGCCAAAAGATCTGCATCGTCGTCATTGAGATCTTCCAAAAGACTGATGAATAGTGATTCTCGTTTTACCTGATTCAAATCATCATAGCCACCACCCTTCACAAAAATGCGAAGTCGTCTTGTTTCTTTGTACAGCAAACCCTCTGTACCTTCCTCCATATTATTTTTCTTCCACGGAGGGGGTGAATCAGGGAGCAAAAATTTAACGTTTTCTTTGTCATACGTTAGTCGCAAAATTGAGCGTAGTGGTATACAATCATACGACTGTAGCCATTTGATCTTTTCACTCTTTGTTTTTATCTCCGAAACCTTGTTTAGGATTTCTGAGATTGATAATCGTACAGCCATAATTAAAAGTCCTGTATATCTGTGAGTAGATTCTTCAATTTCTGTTTAATAAAATAATTAAATAATTGTTCTCTACCGACATTTTTATCTTTACGGTATTCATCTATAATTTGATCTTTGTACTCTTGAGGGATTTGACCGAGATCAATCATCAATCGATTGCGCTCATAATTCCTCAATACTTCTTCCGGCATATTATCTGGGTTCGAATAATCAGCCAGTTTTTTCTTAGTCATAGGTCTTTGCCTATCACCGACAACCAAACAGTTATCATTCATCAACACATTCGGAACACCGTCACCGGCATCACCCTTCAGAACGTGTTCACTAAGATATTTATCTGGATTATCATGTCTCACCCACTTTTTCATTACTGGGTTGTATTGGTCGACATTTGCATATCTCTGAAGCTGGATATAGTCTTTGTCACCAGATAGAATAAGAAACTTTTCTGAACCAGTATTGAGTTCGGTACCTTCTTCGTGAATGATGGTACCAATGATATCATCAGCCTCACATCGTTCAATATCAATGACTTTATAGGGAAAGAACTCGTCTAGTTCTGCCTTGATCTTATGAAGACATTCGAAAAGAGCGTTCCAATCTAGGTCGGACTCATCTCGGTTCTTTCTACGATTTGCCTTGTAATAGGGAAAATAATCTCGACGCCAGACATTCTTATTGTCTGCGCAGATAATGATCTCGCCATATTCCTCTGAGAACTTCTTACGATTCATTCGCAAAGAATTAAGAAACATGTGTCGAATGAGATTTTCATCGAGGTCGATGTTGTGGTGATTACCAATACTAGCAAATAGAGAGGCTAGCATCACCTGATTGTAGTCTACAAGAATAGCCATAATTTAATACCATAGTTTAATTTGAATCTCTTATTTTAATCTATTTCGTCATCAATGTCAACCATTTTTTCTGTGATTTCTTCGACGGTAATATTTTCAGTTGCAAATGTTTGAAGTGGATGTTCAATCCCACTTGCCTGTAAATGCAGCGATCGAATAGATTCTAAAATGAGGATCATGGAAGGGTAAAAGGCATCCATATCTTTTTCAAAGTCACATCCTGCTCGACCCAACTCATTGATTACACTTTGCCAAAGAATATCTGCCACTTCGGTAGCATAACTTTCTTTGTATTGTCTGATCTGAGCTTGAACCTCTTCAGCCGATTGGGGTGGAGCATCAAGCTTAATCTTGGGGAATGGAATTACATTTTTATCCGACATTTTTCTCGTATTCAGCAATTACATTTGCTAGTGTTGCATCCCAAATTGTCTTAAAAGAGGCGATGCTGTTACGGGCAAGATTAAACCTATCTGAATAGGTAAATCTCGTGAAGTAATTCTCGTCATTGTTCATGACCTGTACCAATTGCTTTGCTACAGAATAAGCATAGTTCGCATGCTCGTTATTATTTTCTTTGAAATCATAAGTGATTGTTGCATTAGCACAGGTCTCTGCTAGAGCACCATAATTCGGGTGGATACAAATTACCTGACTCTTAATTGCTTCAATCAACGCAATGCAAGAGGTCTCTTTCCAAATATTAGGATATAAGAAGATATGTGCCTTATCAAGTGCCTCCAAGACTGTGGCGTTGTCTACCGCACCGTGATAGGTCATCTGTGGGTGAGATTCGATCTTATCAAATAGTTCCCTGTAGGGTTCGTCACGAGATTCCCAACCGTAAATACCAAATGACGAATATACATCTAGGTGTATGTTGGTGAATTCTTTAGCCAACGCTTCGAATACGGGTACGAGAAGCTCTAGACCTCTATGGGGTGTTGTATGATAAACGAAGCGAATCGTCTCCTGATCTTTCTCACGAGGAGCATATTCCTTTTCTACGGCGTTGTGAATCACCACACAGCGAGAATATGGGATACCATATCGAATGATATATTGGTCTCGTTGCCAAGCAGATACGAAAATCAGTCGGTCAAATTTTTGCCAACCACCGTCGACCAATACACGGTTTTCTGGGTCTTCTGCAAGATCATGGCACCATAAAATATTAGGTACATCATCATACATTTCTCGGGTGCGTGAAAGGTGAATGGCAACCTTACCTAGATAGTCAGGATTGACATTATCGACGAGACGCTGTCTCATCATTTCGGTACCACCGTTAGAATTTTTAGAAAGTTCGGTGTTAATCACTTCACCTTTGTATACAACGCTCATATTTTACTCCACAATTTTAATCGAATTCATATTCTCTACTCGAAAAGACCTCCAGCCATTTGCTTCTAAATCCCAAACAGCCATGACGCTCTCATTCACCGGTGCCGGAGAAAAACCTCCAGTAGTGGTTGCTGTAGTAGTCGTTTCGGGGATTTGATCTGGCTTAAGGGTACATTTCATCAATCGGTTCTCACCATTTACTTTGGTGAAATCAACGATACAAACATTTTCAAGCAGTGTTCCTTTCAAATCATCATAATTCATAATGTTACCTTTTCTCCACGTATGGGGTGATTAATAAGTGCCTTATTCAACCTATCAACCCAGTTAAGTCTGTACTCAATACTAATGAGGCTTTGAAAGAAGTCTCTTATTGTCCCATTATTATGTATACGATAGGTCAAAATTGATGCAGGCATTTCTAGGACGAAATCATCTTCGATTTCAGTTTCATAATTAATGACAATCTCGTTGGTCTCACCGAAGAATTTGCCATTAAAGTATCTACGAGAATCATTCTGAAAACTGCAACCCTGTCTGGTCAGCTGAACAATTGCCATATTTTCTGCACCGACCTTATCGATGATGGGTTGTAGCTCTTCTACAAATCCACCATCACTGATTACATAGTTGCGATTCGTGTCGATCTCTTCTGCTACCATCTTACCGAAATAATCTTTGCCCTTTGTGGGTTTAATTATTTCTTCGGAGGTATGAATCATTGCTGTTCGACGAGAATGATTTTTAAGAGCCAGTTCTCTTACTTCTTTTTTGGTACGGTCATTATAACCGTCCATAAACCAATCTTCTTTCACACCAAAATATTTGATGGTCTCTTTGAAGAGCTGTTTCTTAAAACTTAAATGTTCGAAATCGAATCTATCGCAGAAGAAATTTGCCGCTTCATCTTTACCAGTGCCAGGTGGTCCATTAAAGATTAGTATCATTATCTGTTTTTTCCTCAAAAAAGCCGTATTTAGCTATGTAATAAGCATCAATGATGTCACTGATGGGGTTCCAATTTTTAGTTGATATTATATCAAGTCTAGCTCGAATGTCAACCCCTGTTTCAGCAATAAATGATTCATACATCAATTCTTTACTGGCATTACCTTTACCACTGCCGAATTTCTTGATTACGGTTGGGGCAGGAACCTCAAATGGAATACCACATAACCATAATCGCTGTTTTAGGTAACCACCATTCTCAGCTATATTAAATACACGCCCAACAGCGCCAAATGCATATCCCTCAATATATGCCTTCGATACGTCATTAAAGAACATAACGTCGAGTGACCAGGCTGAGAGTTTTTCGTATCTGTCTTGATCATTGACCCATTCTGGGTAGTCATATCCAACGAATTCGCCACCATCGGTTTGCTTTTTCTTTCTGAAGAAGTGGAATTGACAGTTTTCATATTTCCATTCATCACCATGGTGTACGCATATTGCCGGACTTGTTAGGCTGTAGTCCACACCAGCTATTACCATCATTTTTCTCCATCATTACAATAGAGATATTTATCAATCTGCCCGATAGAAAATATGCGACCCTATTCTTCCAGTAGAAGCAAACCTATGTCTCCAAGATGGATCAACGTAAGTGGCATGATAATGTGTTGCCCCTTCGGTAATCCCCCGATAAATGTTTTTATTCAAAATATGAGAAGCCACTAACTGAGACTGATACCAGGCATCTTCATCAGCAGGATCATCTGATTTACCGTCACAATACCAACTGAATTGGCACCTATTTCGTATCGGCACTTTCCTGCCTCTTTCTTCTAACCACCACTTTGAATAAACAGCTTGATATACTACATCGCAAACCGTGTTCGGGTATCTATTATCATCAACCCTATTCAACACAACATCTGATACAGCATACATTCCAGCCAGATTTTCTGATCGGGCCTCGTGGTAGATATTGAGCGCAAGACAATATTCTTCTTCCGTCAGATTGAGTGAGTTATCGGCGAATGCTAGATACGCCGTCGCTGCTAAAATAAAAGAGATCAAGTATTTCATATCAAATAGGTCTTCGTTTTAGTACAGTAGTTAGTCCTCGCTTTTTCTTTTCATTATTATTGGAGTCTTCTTTAGTTGACGATTCGTCGAACCACCGTTTCATTGGTTCTGACTTCTTCGGTCTGGGTGGTGCTCGGTCCCAATCGATGGGTTCTTCTTTTGCATCCATTCGCATAATTTGTTCTTCATCTACGAGTGGATTCATTTGTTCACGATCTCGTTTAAACATACCTGTCGATACGATAAGAAGCATGATTGCAAGTGGATCAAATACAAAAATGATAAGAATGATAACACCACGTACAGCTTCATCAAAATATGTTCGAGCTTCATCTCCGTAGACTAACTCAGCAATGTATTTTAAAGGACCAACCTCGACTTCGAGAGCCAGTTGCTCTTGCTTGAGCGGCGTGAGACTTTCTTGGAGTCCATCAATGCGAACGTACGCATCATCAATCGTT